GGAGGAGATAAAACAGCTACTTCAGGTACGTTTACAGTTCAGTTTCCAGCACCAACATCAACAGCAGCGATTTTAAGAATCTCTGGTTAATTAGGAGGTAAACTCCTATGGCATCAGGAACTTGGAATACCGGCTCTTGGAGTCAAAACCAATGGGGAGATAATGCTAATGCAACAGTTGTCCCTACAGGGTTTGGTATGTCTGCAGCACTCGGAGACGAGTCAAGTTCAACAGAAATTAATACAGGTTGGGGTAGACAAGAATGGGGTCTTCAAGGTTGGGGTATAGCCGGTACAACTATTCCTACAGGTGTTTCAGGAACATTTGCTTTAGGTAGTGTTACTGTAACAGCTAATGCAAACACTGGCGAATTATCAAATACAAATTTACTTTTATCCGCAGGTTTAGGAACTGCAACTGCAACAGGTCGTGCAGAAGTTAGTCCAACAGGTTTTGCACTTACAAATAATTTAGGAACAGTTGATGCTAGTCCCGATGCGATGCCTACAAGTGTTGCAGCCACTATGGGTCTTGGTACTGTTGAAGCATTCAATAATGAAGGTTGGGGAAGACTTGGATGGGGAGAATTTGATTGGGGTGATGCCAGTGATTCTATACAAGCAAGTGTAACAGGTTTTGGATTAACTGCAGCTTTAGGATCTCCAACAGAAATTACTGGTGATGCAACTATTATTGCAAATACTTTAAATGTAGCACAATTAACTTTAGGTCAAGTTGATCCTGCACCTGACGCAGCAGTAGCCGGAAACTTTATGATAGGTGCTTTAGGTACCCTTGGAATGCAAGGAGACGTTTCTTCTAGTGTAACAGGTTTTGGATTAAGTGCTAATTTAGGTAATGAAACAATAGATTTAAATACACCAGTTAATGTTACTGGAAATGCTCTGTTAGCAAGACTTGCTTCTGTATCTGCATTTACAGATATCACAGTAACTTTTAATGGTTTTGGGTTGACTACAACAGTAGGAAGTGGTAGTGCTCTTATCTGGAACGAAATAAATACAGGTTCTGCCCCAATAGATCCTCCTGGATGGAGGGAAGTCGTTGCATAAAGAGTTGACACTTTCTCTTTATTTTTATAAAATAAACGATATAAGGAATTTAATATGGCAAATTCAACATCAGCGAATTTAAAACTTACAGTACAAGCAACTGGAGAAAATTCAGGAACTTGGGGACAAATTACAAATACTAACCTTTTAATTTTAGAACAAGCAATTGGTGGTTTTACTACTTTTAATATTACTAATGCTGCTAGATCTTTAACTTTTACTAATGGTGCAGTATCTAATGGTAAAAATGATGTTATTAAATTAACAGGAACTTTAGCTTCTAACCTTACTGTTAGTATTCCAAATTCAATTGAAAAAACTTACCAAGTACAAGATGCATGTGATCATGCTGGAAATACTTTAACTTTTAAAACTGCATCTGGAACAGGTGTTCTTTTATGTGAAGGAAATAATTACACATTATATTCTGATGGAACAAATGTTGTAAAACTTCATGAACAAAGAAACTGGAGAGCAGTATCAGCAGCAGAAACAGTTCAAGCTGGTGCTAAACTTTTAGTAAATACAAATGGTGGTGCGGTAACAGTAACACTACCAGCATCCCCTGCTACAGGAGATGAAGTACATTTTGTAGATCAAGGTTACGATTTCAATACTAACGCATTGACTGTTGGTAGAAACTCTTCTAATATAGTGAATGCAGCAGCAGATCTTGTTGTCAATACACAAGGTGCAGCTTTTTCATTAGTTTTTTCTGGAGATGCTACAACAGGATGGACTTACACGGAGAAATAATATGGCAAATTACGAAGCAACTAAATACGATTTTTCAGGAGCAAACCTTACAGGTATCGAGGGGATTCCTACGGCTACTATTGTGCCGTGGTCTGCTGCATCAATACCAACAGGTTTTTTAGAGTGTAATGGTCAAACAGTTTCAAGATCAACTTACTCAGCTTTATTTGCTATTGTAGGTACAACATATGGTGCTGGCGATGGCTCATCTACTTTTTTAGTACCTAATTTATCAGACAATGTTGCAGTAGGTAAATCTAACAACAAAGCTTTAGCATCTACTGGTGGAGCAAACACAGTAACATCCACTGGAAACGTTGCTGGTTCAACAGCAAATGCAACTTTAACAACTGCACAACTTGCATCACACAGTCACAATGAAGTTAGAGCAGGACCTTTTGGTGGCGGACCTTCTGGTGCTGGAGATTTTAACCCGTCTAGATCACCTACAGGTACAGGAAGTACTGGATCTGGCGATGGTCACTCTCACAACATGAGTGCAAACTTTGCTGGAGATGCAACATCGGTTTTACAACCCTATATAGCAGTAATATATATAATTAAGACTTAGGAGAAAAATTATGGCAAATAACGCAAATTGGACAATAGTAATGGACGACAAAGTAATCATTAAAAAATCTGGTGATGGTGCAGGAAATGCATATACAATCAATGATGATGCTTTCTGGTCAGATTCTAAATGGTCAAACATTTGGGCTATTCAACATGGTTCTACTGTCTCTACTGATGAAGTAGAATATAGAGATGAAACTCCACATTCAGCTTATGATGCTTCTGTATTAGGGGATGTAAGTCAATTCACTACAAGATGGGACGCAGCTCACTTAGCTAAATTACAAGCTGATTGGGATGCAGACGATAGAGATGAGTCAGAAAAAGGTTCAAGACCTACTTCTTATTCTTCATAATTTTATATTACCTTAAATTCATCCAAGAAGTTAAAATATATTTTTCACCTGATAAAGGCGGATTCCCTCTGTGAACATACGGAAAAGCAGCTGGCCAAATAACTATTCTACCTTTTTTAGGTTTTACTCTTTTTGAAAAATGTAAAAATTCAGTTTCACCACCTTCTTCTACATCATTTAAATAAATACTATATACAAAAGCCCTTGCTTCATTTTCATAACCTAATCCATGTTCAATATGCCAAACATGATAACCTTCAGTCGGTAGTGTTTTTTGAATCTTTACATTAGTAAAGTGAAATGAATTATTGTCGTAAGCTGTTTGAGCACCAGTATTCGAAACATAATGTCTAAAAGCTATTTCATAATTAACCATCATTGACTTAAGTTCTTGCCACCAAACATTTATGTTTTCTTGATTAGCAAAAAATTGTTGATCTTGTTTATTTAATATATTTGTTTTTTCTGACGAAAGACGATTGAATGTTTTGTTAAATTTATTTTGATCTTCAAAAAGTTTTATTGCTTTATCACATTCCTCAGGAGTTATATAATTGTCATATACTCCAATAAAGTTATTTATGTTAACTGTTTTTTCCATTATTTTAAATTTTTTTTATCTTCAGTAGTAAATTCAATGCCACTTTCTTTTCTCATTTTATCATAAGCATGGTGTTTAAATAAACCATTTTTATCTACATAATGAAAAAAAACTTGTGCCATTCCTTCTCCTTTATATATACCAGGTCTTCCGTGTTTTTCAAATAAACCATTATACAAAACAGCATCTCCTTCTTCTAATTCAAATTTTTTACCATCAATTATAATAGGCCAATTATCATATTTTTTTATACAAGAAGTCACAGATATTTCACAAGAGGGTCTATCAACATGATTAGATAAAGTAGCACCAAATACATAATACCTCCAGTAGGTATAGGTTGGAAAAAGTTTCAATTTACTTTTTTGAGATACTAAAGGTAATTTTATATCTAACAAAGCAGTCATTAAAGAATCATAATACCATGCAGGAGAAAATGATGTACGATCTAAAACCCAATCTTGAGATATATCTAATTTATTGTAACAATACTTTTGAAGTATTTGTAATTCATTTTTAGAAAAAAAATTTTTAATTAACGAAGCCATGCGACTATACTATACCTTTTACCTTTTGTGATTGGTTTAATTGCGTGTGGATACATAAAATTACTAGGAAAAAATACAATAGAACCTTTTGTTAATTTAACTGTTTTTATCTCATTGTGTTTTTGATCAGTAAAAACTAAATCTCCTCCATCATAATCATTATTAATATTTAAAATAATACTTAACGCTCTTGGTGAAGACGTATCATCGTCTGTATGTATTTCGTATTTTCCATTTGGTTCATATTTTAATAAATCTACTTGATCTAATTTTTTACTTTTTAGTAAAGGAAACTTACTAGTATACAAAGGAAACAATCGTTCAATTTCATTCTTTATAAAATTCCAATAAAATAAATTTGTTGGAGTATTTGTATTTAAATAATAACCTTTTACATTTCTTATATTTATATTTGTTTTTGGGTTGGGACCTATTGTTAATTTATTTTTTGCTTTTTTATCAATAAAAATTTTTAATTTTTTTAAAAATTCTGGATTTACAATATTTTGTAAGTGAACAACAGCTTCTAAATGATCTTTCATTCTTGTTCTTTCGTATTAAAAGATATTACTAATCTTTGTTCATCTTTTATTAAACTATCTACTTCATGTGGTATTGAAGAAGGAAATAATAACAAAGTATTTTTTTTACCTTGATATTTAAAGTTATTAAATTTTTTATCATAAAATGTTGTAGGAGATTCAGAACTACTTAAATAAATAATTCCTGATAGATAAGAATATTCATGGATGTGAACTGTGTGTTTATCTTCTTTATTATATAATTGTGCCCAATTATTTTCTAAATAAAGTTTATGTTTATTTAAAATATCTATAACTTGTTTTCTTAAATTTTTTAAAATAGGAAAATTTAATACATTTAAAGTTTTGTAGGTTGTAGATTGATTATTATTTTTAAATTTTTTATTTTTAACTAAAATTAATATTTGATCAATTTCTTCTTGTGAAACATTTAATGTGTATGTGTAAAACAAATTTTGTTTACTAAAAGGATCAAAACTATTTTTCATTTGTTTATAAATACCTGCACACTTATTCTAGGCATTGTTGATGTTAATACTGGATTAACTTTATGTACTATTGGTGATTTTATTATTACTAAAGAATTACCCACGACAGGTATGTAACCATGGCCATCTTCATTGGTAAACATAAATTCTCCACCCCATTGTTTATCCCACCTATTATTAAGATAATATGTAGCTCCATATTTCCATGTTTCATCACTATGCCAATTTATTCCAGAACCTTTTTGCATAAAATGAATAGTGGTAGACATAAAATTTAAATCAGGAAATTTAAAAAAAGGATTATGTCTTATTAAAGTTTTTAATTTTTCAAATGGAGGGTAGTTTGTTACACCGACTCTTTTAGGTGAAATAAGATTTTTAACTAAACCTTTGTTCCATAAACCATCTACATCATGTAAATTTATTTTTTTTCTTTCTTTTATGACTGCATTGTGTATTCCTTTATACGTATCATTATCTAAAAAATTTTGTATCCACCAAATTTTTCCAGGTATATTATATATTAGTTTCATATTCTTCAATAAATAAAGTTGCTGTATATCTTCTAATACCTGGTTGTGTACTTGCATGGGGACTATGTGTTTTATTAGAAGGAAACATTACGGCTCTATTTTCTTTAAAACCTACATGTATATCTAAATCCTTATCTGTATAAAATACTGTTCCATTAGTAACTGCTGTAGATCCTTTGAGCATAATTAATATATTCATTTTAGATATTTTATCATCAGTGTGTGGTTTTAATATATCTAGGTTTCTTAAATCAATTCCTGAAGTTGAATGTATTTTTTTAATTTTAATATTAAAATTTTCTTCTGAATTTTTTATAAATATGTCTTGAAGAGTTTTATCTTGAATTAAATCATATCTATCCCCATAATAATTCTCTTTAGTTTTTTCTGTAGTGCCTTCAAAATATCTAGGTGTAAATTGTAATCTATTAGTTACATGGTTTTGTACCTTCTTTAATAGATCCTCTTCAAAAAAATTATCTATGATACTAATCATTGGTTATTTTCACTCTTTCATTCTCTATAAATCTGTTATATAAGCTACTATATGCTACAAAAATTAAATTTCAAGCCTGGCTTTAATAAACAAGACACAGAATCTGGCGCTGAAGGGCAATGGACAGATGGTGATTTTGTAAGATTTAGATACGGATTACCGGAAAAAATAGGTGGATGGTCTCAACTTACAGCTGCATCTTTAACTCTACCTGGAGTAGCTAGAAGACAACATGCTTTTACTTCTTTTGCTGGAGAAAAATATACAGCTATTGGAACGTCACAAGGTTTATTTTTATATTACGGAAATGATTTTTTTGATATTACTCCTTTAGATACCGCAATTACAGGATGCACTATAACAACTGTTAATGGTTCAAATACTATAACTATAAATAAAGGATCTCATGGTTTAGTCAAAGGAAGGTATGTAACTTTATCTTCAGTGACAGTTACGGGTGCTTCTGATTATACGGCAGCAGAATTAGAAAAAGTTTATGAAATACAAACAACTCCAGATATAGACAAGTTTACTATACTAGCTTCAAGAAATGAAGGTGGATCTGGAATGACCGCAGCCGGTGCTGCAACTGTAAATCCTTACATTGAAGTGGGTCCTACTTTTCAAACTGCAGGTTATGGTTGGGGTACGGACACATGGGGATCTAGCACATGGGGAACTGAAAGTGCAACTAGTGATGTGATTCTGGATCCAGGCAACTGGAGCCTAGATAACTTTGGTGAAGTATTAGTTGCAACTATATTTAATGGTAAAACTTTTACTTGGAATGCAGGTGCATCAGGACCTAGAAGTCTTAGAGCCTCTCAAACAACAAGTAATTTTCAGACAACAAACAATCCAACAGCCACAAGAATTTCAATTGTATCAGATAGAGATAGACATGTATTTCATTTAGGTACAGAAACAACTATAGGTGATCCTACTACACAAGACCCTATGTTTGTAAGATTTTCTAATCAAGAAGATTTAAATACATATGCACCAACAGCTACTAACACTGCAGGTACATTTAGATTAGATACTGGTAATGAAATTAGAGCGGCCATACAAGGTAAAGATTATATTTTTGTATCAACTGATTTAGCTGCATACGTAATTCAATTTGTTGGTCCACCTTTTACATTTAGTGTTAGACAAGTTGGTACTAACTGTGGATGTATTGGTCAACATGCTATGTCTTATGCAAATGGTGCAGTATGGTGGATGTCAGCAGAGGGTGGTTTTTTTGTTTATGATGGTACAGTAAAGTCATTACCATCACTTGTAGAAGATTTTATATTTAGCACAGATGGAAATAATTTAGGTATTAATTTAAATTCAAGAGATGTGATTTATTCATCTCCTAATACTTTGTACACAGAAATAAATTGGTTTTATCCAAAAGAAGGATCTAGTCAAGTTGATAGATGTGTAACTTATAATTACTCAGAACAAGTTTGGACAACTTCATCATTAGCTAGAACTACATATCAAGATCAAGGGGTATTTAATGCTCCTTATGCAACAGAATATACTCCAACATTAACACCTGTATTTCCTGATATATTAGGTATTACAAATTTATATGGTGCTAGTGTTTACTATGCTCATGAAGTAGGAACTGATCAAGTTAACAGTTCAGGTTCAACTTCTATTAATGCATTTATTAGATCTGGAGATTGGGATATTACATCAAGAACAAGTGGGTTAGGTGTTCAAACAGGAGTTGCTGATTATAGAGGTGATGGCGAGTTTTTTATGTCTGTAAAACGATTTATACCTGATTTTAAATATCAAACAGGTAATGCTCAGGTAACTTTATTTGTAAGCAGCTATCCCGATGATGTAGCGGTTAGCTCACCACTTGGACCCTTTACAATAACATCTTCTACTGATAAAGTAGATACAAGAGCTAGAGGCAGATTAGTCTCTGTACAAATTGAAAATACTGCNGTNGGTGAATCATGGAGATATGGTACACTTAGATTAGATGCACAACCAGATGGAAGAAGATAATGGCATATTTAGGTAATGGTATATATGATTTACTAGATGTAGTAAGAGCTTCCGCTAATCCTCAGATTAATTATGAAGGTCTTTATCAAGATCCTGCAGATCCAATTGCTACATCAAATTTATTTAAATCAATGCAACCGGGTTTTCAATATATGAATCCAGATTTTATGGCTAGAAAATCTAGTGCCGCTGATTTAGCTGGTAATGTTCCTACGGAGTATGATAGACGAAGAGATTTTAGAAGATATTTTGATAATAAACCTTTAACCTCATCTGTAGCAAGCATGAGAAGATTTCAAGGTTTTAATCCAAGAATAGGAGTATCTCCTACATCAGGAATCATGGGTGTAAATAATATACCTACAAATTTAAATAGCTTACCTACAAACATGGGTGTTGCTAATGAAGTTGATGTTGATGAAGAAATTATTGAAGAAAATAAAACTAAAAAAAGTGGACTAGCAAGATTAATGGAAACTATAATGGGTATTAAAACTGCTTTTATTCCTCAATTAAATTTTTCAGGTAATCCAACTCAAAGATTTACTCCAGGTTTTAATTACAGAGGATTAAATCAATCTATGATTAATGATGCTTTTGATCCTGTTACCGGCACTACAAGATTTGATAGAGCTGTACCTGGTTCATTTAGTTCTTTTAGAACTTTAAAAGATTATTTTGATTCTAAAAAAAATAAAGCACCTACATCTAATGCACCTACATCTAGTGGTGGTGGTGATGGTGATGGAGGAGGATTTACTTCTCAAGATGCAGCAAGAGAAGAATATGGAGCAGCAGGTCAATACAGATAATGGCTAAAATAACTAATTATATACCTGAACCAAAAGAAGATTATGATGTAGATAATCAAAGACAGATTATGGAATCTTTAAATACAATGAAACAACAACTTAATTTTTCTTTTCAACAAGACTTAAAAAACGAATTAGATACTTTTAATTACTTTTTATCATGAGCATACAATATAAAAATGCATCTAAGATATTAGACGGCACAGCTATGACAACTGTTTTGACTATAGCTACATCAGCTGTAGCTATTATAAAATCTGTGTATGTATCTAATAACAGCACGGGAGCTGTATTAGTTAATTGTGATTTAAGAGATTCATCTGCTAGTACAGATGTAGAATTTTTTAGAAAGGACATACCTGCTACAAGTACAGTCAACGCTACAGAACAAGGGTTGAATTTAGAAGCAGGAGATGCTATAAAAGCTCAAGCGGAAACAGCTAACAAACTTGAAGTGGTAGTTAGTTATGCGCTTATAAACAGAGAGAATGAAAACGGATAATATACATAAGATCGATTGTACAACTATAACAATTTATAGAAATACAAAGACAGGTGAGACTTCTAAAGAAAAAATAGAAGGTCCTGATATTGTAACAGATGTTACAGTGCAGGTATCACCGAAAGGTTTGGATGTATTCCAGAAAGTAATGAACAATGATAATAAGAAACCAAAGTCCTAAAGGCGGAACAGAACTACAATTCAACTATTTAGAAAAATATGTTGATAAAAAATTACTAGATCAAGTACAGATTACAACATCTGTGCCGGAAAAAATTCCATTACATCCAACAAAGATAAATATACTTTGGCAAAAAAATTCATACGATCAACCTAACTTAGCTCCTTGGTTTGAAGATAAAAGTAATCATCATAAATACGATTGGTATGTATTTAATTCACATTGGACATTTGAAAAATTTAGAGTGTTATTTAATTTACCATTAGAAAAGTGTTTGGTAATTAAAAATGGTGTAGAAAAAATACAAAAAGCAAAACCTTATGAACCAAATAAACCTATTAGAATAATTCATCAAAACACACCTTGGAGAGGATTATCTGTTTTACTTGGTGCAATGCAATTGGTTAAGAATCCATTAATTACTTTAGATGTTTATTCATCAACCGAAGTATATGGTAAAAGATTTTTTGATCAAAATGATCATGAGTTTAAAGAGCTATACGAACAAGCAGAAAAATTACCTAATGTAAATTATATTGGTTACAAGCCTAATAGTTATATTAAAGATAATATGCATAAATATAATATGTATGTATATCCAAGTATTTTTGAAGAAACATCTTGTATATCTTTGTTAGAATGTATGGCAGGTGGCCTGTATTGTATTACAACAAATCTTGGTGCGTTGTTTGAAACAGGTGCAGAGTTCCCAATGTATATTCCATATGATAATAATCATAGAAGACTTGCAATGAAATTTGCTTCTGCAATAGAAGCTTCAGTAAATATATTACATGAACCAATGATACATAAACATTTAGAAACTCAATCTGATTATGTCAATGCTTATTATAATTGGAATAAAATAGGTACGTCTTGGACAAGATTTTTAACAGGAGCAATTAATGTCAAATCCAAATAAACCTATCTGGTTTACAGAAAATAAAAAAACAGAAGCTAATAATGATACCTATCAGACTGTTAAAACTAATAAGGTTGAAGGTGATACAAATGTTGTAGAAATAAATGTAGGAGGTGCAAATGGTAGATCACCATATAAAATTATGGTATGTACACCTTGTCATAGTGATGTAACGATGCATTATTGTCAGGCTGTTTTAAAGTTTCAAATGGAATGTTTACAAAGAAACATACTAGTAAGTTTTACTTTATTAAAATCTTCTTTAGTTACACAAGGTAGAAATTTATGTGCAGCTGAAATGTTAAACCACAAAGATAATTATACTCATTTATTATTTATAGATTCAGATATTGATTTTAATTTTTCTACTATTGAGAAAATGTTAAAAGCTGACAAAGATGTTATTGCATGTCCTTATCCAATGAAAATGATGGATTGGAATAAAATATGGAGAAGAGTTAACAACAAAGAAGATGCTATTACATCTGCAGAAGATATGGCAAGAGCTGGTTTTACTTATCCAATTAAAGTAGAGGATCAACATAATATTGTAGCTGAAAAAGGTATTATAGAAGTAACTCATGCTCCTACCGGATGTATGTTAATTAAAAGACATGTTCTTCAAGACTTAATTGATAAACACCCTGAGTTAGAAATATATCAACCTACTTTTATTAATGGAGAAGAAGAAAGAAAAGAAAATTTTTATAACTTGTTTGATACTTGGCATGATCTTAAAACTAAAAGATACTTTGGTGAAGACTTTGGTTTTTGTCAAAAATGGCGAGATATGGGAGGTAAAGTTCATATATATGTAATGGATACTATTACTCACGTTGGAGAGTTCTTATATCGTGGTCGTTTCTTTGATGATTTATATCAAGGCACACGCCCTGCTAAGCTTGCCAAACCCCTTGACGAAGATAAAAAAATCAAATAAACTATTATATTACAGGATTTCTACGCCTGCCCAACAGTATAAAAATATTTAAATTATGGCAATATCAAGAATGCAACAACCCAGACAACAATACGGATTAGGAAGTATAGTTAAATCAGCTAAAAAAGCTGTTAAAGGTGTAACTAAAGGAGTTTCAAATGTACTTAAATCTGATGCTGGTAAATTAGGTTTAGTTACTTTAGGTGGTTTGGGATTATTTGACAAAGGACCATTAGATTTTTTAAGTCGTTTTAATCCAATATCTTCATTTAGCGATATGGGTCCATTAGCTCAGTTTGGAACTATTGCAGCAGCAGGAGCAGGATTAACAGCTATGTTAGGTGCAGCCGAAGAAGGTGATGCAGAAGCAGTTGCAGCTACA